ATTCAACCCAATGATGGCATAATTGATCCTAGAGGAGTCCAAAGGCAAGTCATCGGATGGCCTGAATTATGGCGAAATATAAATCCCCATATGGTCTGTATGCTCAAACGTGCTGCATGGGAGATTGGTTGATGCAGTATGTTGCCATGACTGGTGATTTCATGAAAATAACCGGTGCGGAAATTTCCCGCGCAGTAGAGGCGGCATTGGCGCAAGTAGGTGAAACTGCATCAGAAAAAATGAAAACATACACTAAGAAACATGATTATCGGGGCGATTTAACTAATTCCATTACATGGAGAACTGCGCATAATCATGGGAAAATTGAAGACACTAATGATCTTATAGATTCTCCTCCTCCTAATTGTGTTGATGTAGGTTCAGCAAATGACCACGCCGTTTACGTTGAAAAGGGTACAGGCCCCCACTTAAATGCGGCAGGGTCCGATGAGTTTGTTCGGGAAATTATAGAATGGGCGGCTAGTAAAAATATAGATGAAGATGGTGCATGGGCAATCATTAAGACTATTCGTAATGAGGGTACAGATGAAAGACCGTTCGCTGCCCCTGTATATTACCAAGGAAGAGCCATAGCTAGGCCCATTTTAGAAGAAGCCACTAGATTATTCTGGCGTTCACAGAGGAAAGTATGATAGAACAAGATGTACGAACATACTTATGCACAGTTTCTGGTATAATCGCTCAATTTAGTCCTATTTCTACCATTAGTGGCATTTATCTAGTACAAGCTCCCACAGGCTCCAAGATGCCTTATATGGTAGTGGAAAATTCAGAAGGCCCTCGAAACATCATTGCCTCGGATACTACTGAAGAGACTGCATATGTGCGTATAACTGTAGATAGTGGCCCTAGTCAGATGTACAAAGGCAGAAATATAGCAGAAGAAGCGTTGAAAGCACTTGAGAATTATCGTGGAGATATGGGTAATGCGCAGGATGTAATTTGTGAATGTTCCTCTGTTCGTGGATGGGCTGGTACTGGTGGAACATATCGGTATTCATTTACCGCAACAATTAGACATATTCTTGCACGAAATAGACCCCATACGGTATAGAAATAAAATATCCCTTATAGGGGGGTAGACCTTGACAAAAGTTCATTTTTCGGTATATAGTATACCGATTTTGATATATATGAGTTTTACTATATAGGAGGATCACAATGAATAAAGACCGTCTAGTCGGTAGTGATGCATCATTTTTCAAGGCAACAGTAGCCACTACTGCAACTACTTCTGGCAACATGGTAGCTGGTTCTTTCTACAAGATCGCCAGTATTTCAGGTACTACAGTTTTCCCCTCTGGTTATGCTGTAGGTGATATTTTCGTAGGTGATGCTGCTAAGACTCTTTCATCTACGAATAGCGCATATCTTCTTACTTCCACGGAAGCATTTGATGTCAATTCTTTCAGCATTGAGTTTAGTGCTGATGAAATTGAAGTGACTACGCTGAGTGATTCTATTAAGAAGTACAGAAAGGGTAAGAGCGATATGTCAGGTACGGTTGAAGGCATCAACTTTGTATCTGAGATGTGCGAGACGGGTTCTTTCCTTAACAGGTTCCTTAGAACTGCTTCCACTACTTCAGGGTATGTTACTTCAACTCTTAATCCTGTCGTTTCTTCCGATATCTTCGGCGTGTTCTATCTTCAGGATGACGGAGCTACCGCTGGTGAAACTCAGGTATTCATGGTGGCGCAGGTAGAGTTCTACGGGTACTCCCTTGGCGCGGCAGTTGGTGATGCTCAGGCATTTAGTTCCAATATCCGTCTCATTGGTAATGATCCTATCGTTTATTTCAAGGCGAACTAATTAGGTGATTGGGGTGGGGTTAGCTTAGTACTAACTCCACCTATTTTAATTCATAAGGAGATATACCCCTATGGTACTTTCAGTTTCAATGGTTCGTGAGTTTATTCCCGAGTTTAATGGCAACAAGGAACTTTCCAGTTCAGAGCAGATCAGGATTACCCATAATGCGCCTACTATGGCTATTAAGGAAAAGGTGATGCCGAGGGCGTTTGATTTTGACAAGGATGGTCAGGTTTCCACCCATGTCGAGATAGACCGCAAAAAGATTTTCAAGGCGTTTGATGTCAAGCTCATCAATGCCGGATATGAGAAGCCTGTAAATGCTGATGTCAAGTCGGGTTCTGTCAAGGTAGTTGGGGATGATAGGGTAATTATCAAGGTGCAGACTCCCGAAGATTTGTTCAATGCTCCTGTGGAGTTCGATCCCCTTATTGACGAGATTTATAATTACCTTCAGGAACTTCTCCAGACGAAGGTAAACGAAAAAAACTGAGAATAGCCTACCGACTATTACAAAGTGGTAGGCACAAGGACAAGTACAGGAAGGAAAAAGGTTCTGTACCTGTCCTTGCAATGAAGATAGATGATGAGAATGTAATAGTTACTAGGGATGAAGTCAAGGATTATGTGAACAACCCGGAATTCGGGTTTTATTTACAATGTTGGCAGTTCACAAAACTGTGGGGAACATTGGAATGGCGAGATTGGCCGATAGATATACTAGAAGGCATGACAGCTATAGAGTATGAAACCAAGGCCATCGAAGCAGAAGAAATGGAGAAGGCCCGGAATAAGTAAGGAGGCAGAACGTGGCTATTGAACAGGTATCAGTACGTTTTGCCGCAGATATTGCTCAATATCAAAAAAATATAGCACAAGCCCAAAAACTAACACAAAATTTTGCTAATACTTCTGAATCTATGGCGAGTAAAATCGCTTCTCAACTACAAAGTGTGGCGGCATCATACTTAGGGATTGCAGCTGCCATACGAGTAGTTGGGAAAGTAGTAAAAGAAGGTATGGATTTCAATAAGTTTACTGAAACCGCCACCGCATCATTTGGTGTAATGATGAAATCCACCGATTTGGCTAAAGCTAAGATGCAAGAACTTTATGATTGGGCTGTCAAGAGTCCTCTTACATTTAGAGAGACAGTAGATGCATCTAAGCAATTACTCGCATATGGCTTTAGTGCTAATGAATTAGTTGATACTATGCAGACATTAGGTACAGTGGCTAAGGCGACCGGACACAGTTTGGATGATATCGCATATGTATACGGTACACTTAGAACACAGGGTAGGGCATACACAAGGGACTTAATGCAGTTTGCCATGCGTGGTATTCCTATTTATGATGAACTTGCCAAAGTAATGGGTGTGCCTAAAGAGCAGATTCAGAAAATGACCGAGGCTGGCAAGGTAGGATTTGCTGAAGTAGAGAGAGCCTTCAAAAACATGACTACTGGTGCGGGTGTATATTCAGGTTATTTAACTGAATATATGAAAACTTTTGAAGGTAAAGTTTCCATGCTATCAGATATATGGCAAAAGACTACCGGGGAACTGACAAAGGGAATATTTGATTCTCTAAAACCAGCAATAGATGATTTAACTAATACATTGCAAAATAATTCTGATACGTTTGAAGAATGGGGCGTAATTATAGGAGATATTGTACATGGTGTAATAGTTGTATTGGAAGGACTTTCCTCTGTACTAGGCCCAATACTTAAATTAGTTGGTAATTTAATATCTCTTATCGAAAAACTCAATATCAATTGGGATGCACTGATTGCTGGTGTTGGTTTACTGGTAGCATTATTCATGCCCGGAGGGCAACTCATTGGTGGAATAATGATAGCAGCGGAAGCAGTTTCTTTCCTAATTAGGAAAATAAATGAATTGACTGGTGCGGCAGAAAAAGCACCTAAAGTCTCATTATCAGATTTGACCAGAGATTATCAGAGAAGTAAGGCTCAAGCAAGTAGACAAAAAGCCGCAGAAGAGGATGCAGACGCATGGGAAGACGCATTAAAGGCATTTACAAAATATAAGGATGCCTACGAAAAATGGCAAGCATCCATTTCCGGTGATATATACGCCGCTATTGATTACGAATATAAGAAAAATGTTGAAATACTCTCTCAGAAATTAAGCGCTTATCCCGAATTATATAAGACTGCATATAAATATATCACTGAGCAATATGAGTATGAGCGAGAACAAATAAGAAAAAATGCAGAAGCAAAAGCACAAGCAGATAGGGATGCTTTGCTTGATAAAGCTGTAGTAGAAGATATAGCTCGTCGTGAGAGTATGAAACAAACACGGCAAGAATATGCCGCATCAACGTATGCCGGAATGTCAGGAATTCCCGGTATGACTTTGGATGATGCGCAATCCATTCTGGATATACAGGAAAAATATGCTAAGTTGGCCTACGATGCTCGTCAGTATGGTTTAATTGCATTAGACAAAGCACAAGATGAGATGAATACAGAAGAACAAACAACTAAATATATGCAACAAGCCGCTGAATGGCTTGATATGTCTAATTTCTATAGAGAACGTGGGTTATCCCTTGAACAGGATATTACTGAAGAGGTTAAGAAACGAGCAAATTTAGCAGCGTATGAAAAAGCTACTAGTGGTTCCTCTGCGTATTGGGAAAATAAACAAGCATCCGCTGGTGCTGCATACGCTTCTGGTAATTCATTAAAAGGTGCCGCTACGACTTTAGGTATAAATACGCTTAAAGGGTCAGAAGTTGGTAATATGATGGCGGGGGGTAATCCCTTAGCTCAAGCAGCAATTGCGCTGGCTTCTTTTGTTCTTTCCATAGAGAATGTAAATAAAGTACTTAATCCATTTGCTACTATCCTTGAAGGTGCCCGTGGTATTCTCGAACCACTTATTAATGGGGCGCTTTCCTCTGTTGTAGATATTCTTACTGAGATAGGCAGCGTTTTAGCTCAAATATTAGCACCATTCATTAATATAGCAGCCACATTATTAACAAAAATAACAGGAATTTTACAAGTAACTATCATACCAGTATTACAAATAGTAGGTGGGGCATTCGCATGGTTAAATGATTATGTCATAGTTCCTGTAGGTAATGCGTTCATCGAAGCTATTAATGCTGTTATTAAAGCGTTGAATAAATTACCTTTTGTTAATATTAAACTACTTGACGAACTTCAGACAACCACACAGGCCCTTAAATCACTTTCAGAAGCTGCCAATGCACAAGATGCTCTAACTGATACTATCGATTACTTAAAGGATAAATTAGATAAACTTATAGATGATCAATTATCTTCATTACAAGATTTGTATGAAGTAGGCGCTATTACTGGTGCAGCTTATCAGGCGCAAGTATCATCTTTACAGGCACAAAGAGTGGATACAGACAAACAATTGGTAAGTCTTGCTGATCAACAATTGAGTACAATGCAACAGGTTTCCAGTAGACTACAGACACTCATTGCATTACAAACTAAAATTAGTGGAATGTCTGATGTAGAACTAACCACTCTACTAAAACAATATGGTATTGGTTCATACGCAGTCGGTACTAATTATGTTCCGCAGGATATGCTTGCTCAGGTGCACAAAGGTGAGAAGATCATTCCTGCCGACTTCTCTTCAGCTATTGATAGGGGGGAAGTGACATTAGGCAGGGGTTCTTCCGGTGGAAATATAAGTGTAGTAGTAAATGTTTCTGGTAGTGTACAAACTGAAAAAGATTTAGCAACCAGTGTGGCCGCAGCTATTTATAGGCAACGTCGTGGTGGCGTGATTTCTTACTAATAGGGAGGAATAATGCAACGTAAGGTGTACTTGGACTTTCAGGATGGCAGTGGTTTCCGTGATGTTTCCTCCTACGTAAAATATGATACTCTAGCTATAACCATCCGTGGTTGTTCTGATACTTTCCATTACGCCCAAAATGAAGCCTCTTTCGATTTAGTATATAATTCTACTATTTATACTTTACTTAGAAATGCAACCAAATTTATCATATGCAAAATCACTGATGATGCTGGCACACCTACTCCCCTATTCTATGGTAGAATTTCTCCTACCCAAACAAGGGAATACAATGGCATCCTAAATAATACTATATGGAATATCTCTGCTGATGATGGATTACAACAATTGGACATTCCTATAGGGGATATTTGCTACACAAACTTTGTCGTGATGGAACCAATGAGCCCAGTTACATCCATAGTGCATCAATTAGCATACCTAGCTGGTTTTACTGAAGCACAAATAGGTAATGTAACTATTGTAAATCCTATTGTTAAATTTGCTCCTAATTCTGAAAATGATTCAATTCTTGATGTATTGGATACGTTACTACATGAATATGGATATATTCTTCATAGAGATGAAAGTGGAAAAATAACCCCTATAAAATGGATAAATAACGCTGCTACTACTTATGACTTTACTAATAGCAATATATTACGAACAGTGGCGGTGGATGATCCTGTCAAGGAATATGGCGGGGTAAAACTTATCTGGTACGAAGTATCCCAAGCAGTTACAACTAGTGGCAATAAGAATATTTTGCTATATAGGGATGATAATTGCGGGTATAATGATGATGGCACATTTGCTGGGTATTATGTTCCTTCTGGAGTTTTATACCCCCCGGCTTGCAATGTTATTGATACTGTAACAAGTGGAAATTCGATCGTATATCAAGAATATGATGATAACGCTGTGGCATACTGGACTAATTATGCTGTCGCCAATAAGCTGGATTACAATTATAATGCTTTTACGAGTGATTTTTCTGGTATTGTTGCTACTTCCGGCTGGTGGGTAGATGCCAGTTATGATAGTGGACTTACTAGAACCGTAACTCAATTTGGGAATAAGAAAGCCCGTCTTGTATATAGTAATCCTACTTCTACCGGAAAATACCTGTACTACAATAATATCTACGGCAATGTGTGGTATAGATCGTCCGAAAAAACCCTTACATCTACTGTCGTAAGTGGGATGAATCTTGATACTTATTCCAGTTTATTTATATATGATAGTGTAACTGCAAGTGGGTATGCACAAAATCTAGCTTCCCAATATGCAATAGGGGCTAGAATATATACTGTTTATAGTGAAGCATATCGTTCGATAGGAGAATGCGTCAACATCACTATGGGGGATGGCACAGATCAGGATTGCCTCATAATAGAACGTTCTTGGAATGAAAAAGAATCACTTTATGTGTACAAATGTAGAGCACATAGCGCAGATAAAAGCGCAATAACAGGTCAAACTATCAAGAGTGGCGCAAAAATAAGTGCGCAGGATACATTGGATAGTTATATTTTCCCCACTAATCTATCTGTAAAAGCCAATATAGATGGTAGTTCCCCCGATTTGACCAACGCATATACTGATTTTTATGTGTCATTGGGCGGAAAAAATGTAACAGCGGATTGGACTTATGCTGCTACGGTAAGTGGTGTAACAGGTTCATTTGGTATAGGGGAGCATAAGAACAGATATACAGTAAGTGGATTTACTGCTAATGATGTTAATCATGGTACAGTTTCCATAGTAGCTACAAGAACTGGATTTACTCCGCAAGCGCACACATATACAATTGATAAGGTATATCAGAGTGACGCCGCTTCTTCTAATGTTCCGCTTGATCCCGTGGCCTATTACTCCATGGACGAAGTGCCCGAGATACCGGATGATCCGGCGGGGATTTATTAT